CGTGCTACGTTCTTGTCTGCTTCGTTAGCTAGTGCAATACCAGCTTCCTTTGAGTAGATTGAACGTACATCGTAGTGGTTGATTGCCTCATCAATGTTAGCAATGAACTGGCTTGAGATAAGCAAGTCGTCAATTGTGACGATACGCTCACCTGCACGAATAGCACCACCTGTGATTTCGTTTCCAGGGGTCAGATATTCAGCAGTTGCACGGCCTGTCATTGGGAATGAAGCAGACTTACCTTTTGAGATTGTACGAGTGCGTACTTTGTCCATAAGGACTTTCTTTTCCTCAAAGGCTGTTAGGACTTCGCCAGCATACAGCTTGAGAAATAGGTCACGTACGTCACCTGTGTTGTTATTCTGGCCTTGGAAGCTTACGCTATAGGCCGGATTTGAAGCGGCTTGTGCCATTTTAAATTACCTCTTAGTAATGTTAATGTGAGTTGAATTACACTCTGCATTACACTACATCCTTTCTCCAAGATTGTCCCTCGCAAGGGGTCAGGGGTAATCGTTTGTTATGTTTAGCTTCGTGTTAGGGTATGATCCCTTCTAGGTACACCGTAATGTAACTAGAAGGAAGGGGGATTCTTATACAACCCCCCAACCCCATGCAACAATGTTAGAACAGGCTAGAACGAGCCAACTTATCAGCGACTGCTTGCCTGTAGGCAGGGTCTTGCGCGTATTTGGGGTCACGCATAGCAGCAGTTAATTCTGCATTGCTATTGAACTTCCCACCTGACACTTCACCTGTTCCACCTTGCAGTAGAGAAGGTTCAGCATTAGTTCGATACCTTGCGCTTAGACCTTGGATAGCAAACTGAATTAGGTTTGCATCCTGCGTTTCCATTGTAGCATTAAAAGCATCAATCTCAGCCTCAGGAAGATTGTCTGATGCCCACTGTACCATAGCAGAATATTCCTCAGCACCCCCAACAAGGGATTGCATGTTGGAAGTCATCTGAGCCGCAACAGCGTTCTGACCTTCGATCCATGAGTCAACCATAGCTTCTGAAAAGCCAGCTTCCTCTAGGGCTTGATATGCTTCTTGTGATAGAGTACCGTTCTCTGCATATTCCTGCTGGAACACATCAAAGTCTAGCCCTCTTTCATCTAGTAATTCAGAAACCTCGTTTGCTGTCTGACTAACATCTTCTGTCTGACTGTCTGCTTCTTGTTGAGCCTCAGCTTCTGAATTACTACCTAGTTTACCCTCTAGTGCAGAGTAGGCTTTAGCCATATCCTCTACTGATTTAAACTTTTCAGGCAACCATTCTGGACGTTCAGGGTCTACTTGTGTACCCTCAACCTTAGCCAGCATAGCATCAATATGTTCTTGTGACTCTGCTGGTTCTTCTTGATAAGTGTTTACGGCATCTGCCATGTGTTACTCCGTTTCTACTGCGCCTTTAGCTAGCTGTGGTGCTGCGCTTTGCGCCATACCTGCTGCTGTTTGTTCTAACATTTGTTGTTGCATCATCTGTTGCTGCATCATTTGTTCTTGTTGCTTCTGTTCGTCTGACTTAATAAGTCCTGACGTATCAATACCAAGAGATGCTGCAAGTCTATCTATGTAATCACCAAGGTTCATCTCACTCTGGATAACTTCAGGACCAAGAGGCTGAAGGTACTGTAAGAAAGCTGCAAGCTTGTTAAGGTCTTGCCCACGGCCTAGTGCTTCGATACCAGTTACGACAGTAGGTTTAACACTATCCCTTGGCATCTTAGGCATCTTACCCTGTGTCTCCAATGAGGTCAGTAGTAAGTTAATCATAGGCAATTGGAACTCTTGTGATAGAACTGAGTACACGCCCCCAAGCGCAGTCTCTAGTTCTTGTGCCATAAAACGTACTTCTTCGGCTGTGACACGATCAGCATTACGCTGTACAGCACTGTTCAACAAGAAGGCCGCAGCCAATCTGTCGTTTATCATACGCATAGTTTCTAGTGCAACACGAAAATCACCTGATTTCTGTACTTGCATAGCTGAGACATCGTTAGCATCACCAGTTACAAACGCACCATTAGGTGCTTTGGATAGCTGACTAGTCTTGGTTGTACCATTAGGACGTACCAAGAATAATAGCTTTGCTGATGCAGCACTACCTTCTACAATAGCCCTAGTTAGTGCTTCAAGACTACGTAAGTCTCCTAAATATTCTTCAATGAAGCCACGCCCATAGTCTTCACCATCAATACGGATGAAACGTAGGGGAATAAAAGGGTTACGATCTATTTTATAAGTACCCTTGGACTCCTCAATGGATATACCTGCTACCTCTTGTTCAGTTTCCCATCCTCTTTTAGTACGGACAACCTTGGTATACAGGTGGTGGTTCTTCATTGGGGTATCACCTGCTGTAATGACAGCTTGTGCTGCCTCTGGCAACATGATACCTGCTACTGATTCTTTTGTAATAATTTCTAGCACATTCCCCATCATGTCACGCTTAACTACGTAACGATCAGGACGATACACACGCATCTGTCCCTTTGGGTCTTTAAATAAAAGCGCATTACCTGATACAATTAGAAGCTTTAGTGCCTCAAACACAGGAACACGAATGGCTTTACCCTCAATCTCTGCCAAAGCTGCACGTTCAATACGTGCTAAACCTTCCTCTACCTGTCCACGATTGTCACCTGCAAGTTCCTGCAAGTCAAAGTCATCAATGGTCAATCTAAAGAAGGGTGTGTTAGGTGGCAGGAGAGCCATCAATAATTTAGAGGCTAGATTATTTACACCCCTTGCACCAATACCTTGGTAGGGTGTAGCATATGTTGAGGACGAACTGTGTCCTTCCTCTGGTAACAGAGTAGGGATAGTTAGTCTAGCTGCTTCTCGCCCTCGTTCAAGAAAGGTATCACGTTCACCTTCCAATTGGCTGTAGCGTTTAGCTACTGTACCTAGTTCCATTTCCATAGTCTAATCCTTTAGGTGGTAATGCCTGTGTAGGGTGGGATGGCTAATGTATTCTTCTTTTTCTTATAGATGCTTTCTTCTTCATCTATCATCGCCTGTTCTTCAGGGTCTTCCACACGTGGGGTCTGTTCATCATCAGCATCTCTGCCCATGAGTTTCTTAACCTCACCTGTATTCCATGTTAAAGCACCCATAACCTTATCCCTTCGGTATGTTCAAGCCAGCACCACCACTACCGCCTACACTAATAGCTGCTGCTGGTTTTGCCACAAGTTGCTTTTTACCTTTTTTACGTTGCCTACGCCTAACGCCTTCTGTTTCTACTACAGCTTCTACTTCTTCAGCTTCTTCTCTAGGCGCACCTGTACGTGCTTGTGCTGTCTGTGATGTTGGTGGTGGTCTACGATCTGTCTTATCAGTACCTGCCACAGTGTCTTTAACTTCAGTAACAGCTTTCTTGTATACCTTTTCTACAGGTTCAACAACAGCCTTTTCTACCTTCTTGATAGTCTTTTTAACTGGACGCTCAAGAGGTTCAACAATTTTCTTATCTACAAACTTAGTAGCTTTCTTAACAGCCTTCTTAATTTTCTTAGCTGGCGCACCCATGTTACTGTCCCCCTGTAGGGATTTGTAGACCGGAGCCAGTGCTGCCTGTCTGTGTTCCCATGTCTGCAATTATATCTGTGCGTAGGGCTTTCTTACCCTTCTTTTTCTTTTGTCCTGCAATATCTACCTCGTCATCAGCCATCTCAATGTCAGGAGTTTTAGCTACTGCTGTCACTGGCCTAGCTGGTGCTGGTAATGGCTTCGGCATCTTCGGTGCAAATAGTCCACCCATATCTCAATCCTCATAATCTTCGTTGTATAGTTCGTTTAACTTATTTACTACTGACTGTTGGCCTCTGAGAAACGCTAATTCCTCAGAGGTTACTTGTTCAAGTGGAAGCCTATTAGGATAAAGTTCCTGAAGTTCATTTAGTAGAGCCGTAG